GGTTTGCTTTTTCTACCATCAAGGATACTATCTGTTCCAGGCATTGACGACTTTGTTAATGCTTGCGGAGAACTTACTTATCAGCCTTACGTTTGGTCAGCAACAAAATTTGTGTCAAGCTTCGGGAGTGGGTACAAACGTTACAGTACTAGTCAGTACAAGGTCAATTGGAACCTTGCTTTCAAGTGGCTGACACGTGTGCCTGCCTTGTTGTATAGCGCAACTTTGTTTGGAAAGTACGGCAGTAAAATGGGTTTCGGCAGGATTTTTGTTCCCTTTTCGAGGGGTCCAAATGTGCTAGCTTGTTACTCAGCTGGATTGATTTGGGACCTGTGGCAAAGCGCCAACCGGTTTCAATATTTTTACGGCACTGTTGAGAATCCACTTGTTTCACATGGGCAACAAAACCAGAGTGAACAGGATGTTGACGTCGATGTTTCCAGTGCCGCGGGTGTTCTGCCTGGCGGGATTAACCCTCCTTGTGATGTGGTTGAACCTGACGGGAGTAGCGACGCGGGTGGCTCTGGGAGTCAAAGTGATGAGTTCATAGTGGTTGAGCCTGTTTCAGAGGCGTTTCGCGAGAAGTGCCCTGGAGTGGTCTCCCCTGTTATGGAGGATTACGCTTTGGTCGACGTCAGTGCTGCTAATGATAACGGTGATGATGAGGAAGAGTTTCTGGAGTTTGATGTAAGCGATGGTTTTGTTTGGGTCGACGACCCCAATGTTCCCGAGTGGATTCTCGATGAGGAATATTGCAAAACCATGATTTGTGTTGCTGGGGCCGTGGGCGGTCTTTCCGTTTTCGGTTTCTTCAACCTCATGAGTCGTGCTTTGATAACTTCTTACAATTTGTCCGCTAGGGCCAGGAAAAATTTCAAATCTCAATTGAAGAAATTGAAGAAGAAGTTTAGCTCTAGAACCACTATCACTGAAATGTTGGAGGAGTGCCCTTATGTTGACAATATCAGACGTCAGCGTGATGGTACGTTCCTCGTTGAAGCGAGAGTGAAAACGGATGACTCCGATAAGGACAAACCATCCATTTGGTTTCAGTTAGGTCTGGATCCAAATGACACTAAACCCAAAGAGGGGAAAAAAGGAAAAACCAAAGGTGGGTGGTCTATGCGTTCTGTAAAACATAGGACTCAAGACTCAACAGCTAAGAAATATTCTTTCCAAGACATCTACGATGACGCAAACATTGAATTCGCAAACGTTGACAACAACTGGATGCGATTGAATGGTGAAGAATTTAAGGATTATTGGGACAAACATCATGATTGGTACAAAAACCATATTGAGTTTGTTTTGAATGGACATGATGCTGCGATGGATTATGGCTCCAGCAGGCTTGAGGGCGGCGCCCTTAAAAATGATGGACCCGTGGTACCCACCACACCGTCACTTAAAGCAAAACTCTGCTCTCCTGGCTTCAGGTTAAAGAAACTTGTTTCCAAGAAAGAATCAGCTGTAGGAGGCAGCATGATAGAGTTAGACAAGTACAAAATTGTCACAATACACACTCTCAACGGCACGTTTGTTGGAAATGGCTTTTGCTACGGCACGAGTATCATGATCCTCAAGCATTATTTTGAGAACGAGTATGGCCTTCAGGTTAACACTCTCGACAGCAACGGGCTACCCAAACGATGGGAGTTCCGATATTGCGATTGTGTTCAATCACAGGTCGTGGATGAGATCATTTATCTACCAAAATCTCTGTGTTCTGGATCAAATATCAGTTCAACAAAGAAAGGCTTTGTCACAACAATTGACAAGCTTTCAGAGGATAATTGTGTAGGTGCTGTGACAGGTTACCGTATGAATGGAAACGGTGATCTGGTTCAGTATTTCTCACCTGGTGACATTGTACCGCCAAGTCATGACAAAGTTGACGTGGCTGACGCAAGGGGTGATCACGCTTGTGACACTCAGGGCGGCTGCTGCGGTAGCGTCGTGATTTGGTCTCGTGGCGGAACAAATTCAGCCATTGGGCTTCACTGTTATGGAGGATCTACGGACAAATCTACATCAGGGAAAGCACCAAATGGCTACATTCCGTTTGGACAAAAATTAATGGAAGAGGCAAATCGTTTAAACTAGAATCAGCACTGCCAACCACGGCTTGCAGTGCTGAAGTTAACGAGCCCGTCATAATATCTTATTATCGAAACAAAGGAATTATTGACTACAAGTGGAGTCCGACTAATTCATTGCGGTATAGACACGCAGAACACATGCTATGTTGTGGGTGCATCCCAATGTACCCCAACTTGAAAGCCTCGCGCAATAGCGACGTGGCTGGGATGGCGCAATGTGGTCTGGGTCTGGATGATTTTGATTATTGGAATGCTAAACCCGATAAGAAAGCGTCTTTTGTAGGCACTCTAAAGTACAACAAGCCCAACGTGGATGTTGATGCTGAGGTCGCAAGAGCCTTGTTTATCGGAGTTGAGTGGACTGAGATTCATTTTCATGCCGCATATGAAAAAGTTGGCTTGAAACCACTTGATGCGTGTATTAGTCGTCTTGATGAGAACACCTCTCCTGGCCTACCTTGGACCAGTTTAGGGTATTTTACTAAGAAAGACTTGCACGAAAGTCGAGGTTTCACAGATTATGAGACATATTACCAGGATTTGTTGACACTTCAAAGTCCGACCTGTATCATGACGTCTGCTATGAAAGAGGAATTGCGGGATAAGAGTAAGTTGCAAGACGGTAAAGTGCGCCAAATTAACGGTGCGCCATGCCATTTTGCTGCTGCCCTGAATACGTATCGCCTCTGTTTTTCCGATGCTTTACTTGAGTCACACACAGTGACCAGTTCTGCAGTCGGAATGACACATGTGCATGGGGGGTGGAATAGGTTGTTCAGAAAGTTGTCAATTCATCCGAGGGGGTATGATGGCGATTTCAAAGAATACGATAGTAGTCAAATCAAGCTACTCATGGTTCTGGAAGCTCAGGCTCATTGGAAGGCTCTATCTAATAAGTTTGGTTGGACAGGTAGCGTGTTACGTGAACACGAAGTGCGGTACTGGCGTCTCACAATGGATGAGATTCAGTCTCTGCTGCTTTGTGTCACGGGCGACCTGGTCACCAAGTTTTTAGGTAATGTCTCTGGGACTCCGTTCACGACACCAAGGAACACTCTGATTTTGTATATTCTTCTTTCGGCCTCTTGGGCGCACAAGTGTGTGACTACTGGGGAAAAAAGTTGGTGTTCGTTCGAAGTATTTGCGCAAGCTGTAGTGGCGGCGTTATATGGAGACGACAACACCTTTACCGTGTCTGAGGAATTTATCGGATGGTTTACTGGTGATGTGTTGCGGGATTTCAGTGGCAAATTGGGCATGACATTTGAGGTGGATACTTTACCAAAGAAGGTTAGCGACCTCCCTTTTCTTAGCCGTTCGTTTCACATAGTGAACGGTTTTGCATTTGGAGTTCCTGCCAACATAGGGAAGTTCCGCGCTGGGCTTTTTCTCCGTGATGATGGAAACGTCTGCACACGGTTATCACGGCTAGAGAGCTACAGGTTGGAATGTGCTCCTGGTGTCTTAGTAGATGATTGTGGTCAGACTGCAGCATGTCGACAGATATATTTCTTGGCCACAACAAAGGCCAGGCAGCTGCTAAATCGTTACGAACCGTTATTTGTTAATGATTCTCGATGGATCAGCGTCATTGGGCAACACAAACCTCTTCATCAGTTGATACAGATTCACAAAGATGGAGAAAACTGGAGCCAGGACGCTGGCTTTAAAAGTTTCTATGATGCAGGGAACAACAAAGAAAACGGCAAAGAAAGGGGCGAACAAACAGGCGTTAAAACCGTCTGGTTCAATGGCAGGCCAACAACAGAAAGCACAACCAAAGAGGGGAAGTGCTGGTGCTGTTGGGGGTTATGTCAAATCGATGACTGTAGCGGAAGCACAGCGTCGGGCCCGTCAGAGCGAAAGAGATAAGTTGACTACGTCGGGGTCAAAGTGGATCGATTATGAAAATTACAACACTTTCAATCTTGAAGGAGCAACTGAGGTTGGTAAGTACAGGGTAATGCCTATCCTGGAACTTCGCCACCTTCAGAAATTTATCGAAGAATCAGAAGTTGTGTCTGTAGTGGGCCAACGTAAGTTCATCGACTTCAAGATTTGTCAAGTGAAGATAAAGAATGGGGAATCTTTTGGATTTGTGCATTTAGCAGTCACAAAAGGGAACACAATTACTGAAGAAAGAATTGTGGAGGCTGTTGAATCGCATGACAAGTCTAAAGTGGGCACGGTCATGTTGTCATTCGGAGACAGTGGCATGTTGGCAGTGAGTTTACCGTCTGCAGGCATTGCAAGTGGTGAGTTCTATACTGTGAGTGTCGTCACTGAAGCCGATGCCGGATCGATGCTCCTAGAGACCTTAATATCTTATCGTGTAGTGGCCAGATAGGACACTTTCTAAGTCAGAGAAAAGTTTTTCACCTTCTTCGATCTTCGTCATTTGCAGGGGCGTCAGGCGTTCTTGGTTGTGTTCGATTGTTGGGGAAGGTTTTCTTTCTGTGGCTTGGCTGCGCGAACGATGATGAGGCTCACCGTGCTGTGCGCCTTCGCTGGCTGCGCCGTCATGGCGTTGAACGCCACGCCTCCGGCTAGCGAGGACAACGATGCGTCCGTCGCAATGCCAGCGGCGCAGGACAATGTCGTGTCTGAGCCGAAAGCGGAGGACAAAGATGACAAGGTTCTCGATAGGCGCCGCAGTGAGCTGCGTGATGAGATGACGCCGGCGGACAAGTTGATCGCGAAGGCGAAGCAGGAGCTTGCGGATGCGAAGAAGCAGAAGATGGCGGAGCTGGAGAAGGAGCTGCAGAACTCGGAGTATGACTTTGGAGGTGCGGGTGGAAATAATGACAAGCTGCTCCGGCGTATGAAGGCCCTTCACAAGATGGCCACCGCTGGATCTCGCAAGATGGCCTACGGCGACGATGATTCCGCCGCCGACGATGTTTCCGCCGCCGCCGACGATGATTCCGCCGCCGAGAAGAAGGCGAAGGAGAAGGCGAAGGAGGAGCGGCAGAAGGCTGCGGACGCGCGGAAGGCCGGCGGCTCCGGCGGCGGAAAAATTTCCGAGTCCATGGCGGACAAGGCGATCGCGAAGGCGCGCCAGGATCTGGTTGACGCGAAGAAGAAGAAGATCGCTGAGCTGGAGGAGGAGATCAAGAACCCCATCACGGTGTGGTAAACTGTGCATCTCACCAGGGCAGTGGCGCGCATGTGGCAAAGACGGGCAACCAGTGCTGCGAGCGCGCTGAGCGAGGCCGAAGCGCACGCGCGTTGAGAGCTGCGCCTGCGTGTCAGTGTTCGATGCGCGCCGGGTGCTCTCGTAGAGGGTTCGTAGAGCGGCGCGCTCAGCGTGTGGATTCGGCGCGTGCGCCGGGTACGCTGCGAGAATGCGAGGCCTCGCTGATGCTGGCGGCGGAGGTCCGTACGATCTCTGGCTCTGCGTCCGATAGCCGTGTGCGGAGAGGCAGTGCGCCTGTCGTTCGGCTCCGTGACCGTGTTTGCTTGCGCTCGGTATTGTACATAGCACTTTACGTCCACATGCTGTATCACGACGAATGACGTGAAAAAAGAC